AAAATCTTAAAGTATTTGTTGAGTTAGTAAACAAAAGAATTGTTCTATTGTCAGTATTAGTTCCTGCCTCGATTATTGTGTTATTGCTACCACCTGCTTTTTTTATCCATACACTAATACTAAATTTATTTGTATTCGTTGCTGTACCTAAAGCTCTACTTAAATATTCAGTAGAACCATCATCAATTACACAACTATTAGCAATTGTGCCGTCATCAGTAAAAGGTACAAATTTACCAACACGTTGTCCGCCGCCGTTACCCTCGTAAAGTATTGGAAAGAATTGTGTTCTACCGTTTTGTATTGTTGGTACTGGCATATTATTCGCTCCCTAAATTTTTAGTGCACAAAGCCTTGAATCCGCTTGGTACATTATGAAAAAAATTACCTACTCCATTTGCATCTGAATTTCCACCAGCAGTTTTATTTCCACCAAAAGTACCCTCTTGACCAAAATTAACAAAAATATTACTTGCCGCAGAATCACGATTCCAAAAACCAATTGACCATTCTTCACCACCAGTTATTGTTGCTGTTGGGTTTGCACCGGTTGATGGGTTTCCATCAGAGCCACCACTACTATTGTAGTATGTATTATTAATACCTGCAAACAATTTAATACTACTAGGGTCTGATGCATCAATAGCCATTTGCAATACATGTAATGAATCTGAAGCTGAATTACTACCAGTATCCCAAGGATTAGAACCACTTGCAATCCAATTTTGTAATGGATTAATATACCAGCCATAAAAATCAGCTAAGTCTAATCCTGCATCTGCTGACAAACTTCTGTCTGCATTTGAAATACCAAATGTAAAACCACTCCCATATGTTCCAACAATCGCCTCAATATAATATTTATCTGCATTAAAAAATACTGTGCTTCGCACTCCTCCATCACCACTTGATGTGAATTCTAAATTTCCATCAGCAGGTGTTGTGTTACTACCTTTATCTAGTGGATTCAATACTGCAAAATTATTCGTAGGTGTGTCAGTCACTTGGTCGTGTGCGTCAAGTCCGTGTGGCGTGAAATCATTTGTTGTCCCAGATCTATCACTTGTTTGAAAATCATAGCCTAGATAACTTGCATTTTCTCCAGTTAATCTAAATCCATTAATCCCGTATGTTAAACCACTTATTTTTTTAGGGATCCAGATACCGGAACTATTTGTTTCACCGAAGCTTTCTGGATTAAGAGATGTTCCATCAATATTTATTAGTTCTGCGACATAAGCGTCAAGATAATAAATGCCTGTACCAGAAAGATTTTCTGCTCTTCCAATAGAAGTTTCAGCCGCTGTATTCCAGCCAACAGCAGAAGGTAAAGTGCCGCTACCAGATGCTACACTTGTTTCAAAGTCTGTGATTCTTTGACCATTTATGTATAATCTTTGTCTTTCACTTGCCACACTGTTAGAGTAATCCCATGAATATACCAAATGATACCAGGCCGCTGGGTCTCTGAATATTTGTTTTGTAAGCATTAAATTTGTAGTATGAGCCTGAATATAAATTTGCATATCAGACCCAACCCCGCTTACGCTAGAATCATTTAATGAAATCCTAAATCTTTGTGCGGCACTGCCTCCAGCATCAACTGACACAAAACTATTTAACGTGGTTGGAACCACATCTGTTACTTTAAACCAAAAACTTATTGTAAATGCTGTTGAACTACCAGCACTACTTGGAGTTCTTTGCATATAAGTAGTATCATTAAGGTGAAATCTTATTGATTGATTTAGTAAATGTTGATCTGGTAGACCATCAGATACATTTGAAGCACCCGCCAGAACATTGTTTTGAAATACCATTTATACCTCTATGTTGGTGTCTTAATGTCTAAACTAGCCTGCATATGAATACTTGAACTTGATTGAACTATGTAATCAATACGATCCGTAGCACAAGCTGTTGTTGTTAAAGTTGGAGCCGTGCCACCTACAAATTTATAATTTGATTTAAAACTTAGTGTATTAGATCCAGCTGCGTTTTGTATAATAAAGAAAGAACCAGTTTGACCAGCAATACAAGTACTTGATACTGGATTAGCTAATGTTGAATTAGCCTTTAATACATGTACAAAATTTTGAGCTGTTCCAAAATCTGGTTTCATATCATGCGCTGATGTTCCTGATGTTGCTACAGAAACAATATCAGCAACCGCAGACTTGGTAATTCTAAGTTGTTTTCCTTTATTATTTCCAGAGCCTATTGCAATTCCTCCGGAAACATTTACATCTCCAGTGACAGACACATTACCACTTGTTAAACTCGTTGTAGCTACAATTTTAGTTCCTACAAAACTAGTTGCACTTACAGTTCCAGATACTGTAAAACCAGGTACAGTTCCACCCTCTAAAGCTAATGCACTTACTCCAGTTGCATTTACTGCATCATGCATATTAGCGCCATCACAGTACACAATTTTAGATCCATTAAGAGGAATATTTACACCTGTACCTCCTCCTGCTCTTTTTACAGTTAATGTAGTGACCCCAGTTGTTTGATTAGTAAAAGTATATACTTTTTCGTTATTAGGAATTTCGATTGTACAACTAGTTACACCTGGATTTCCAGATACTCTTACAACCGCATTTCTTGCTTGATCAGTTGCACCATTATTTGTTGATAAAGTTGTTACAGATGTTGTAATAGCAACACCGAGGACACCACCTACGGCTTCGTCTACCATGTCAATAACTTGTTGGTTTAGACGATCACCCCAGGTGTTTGCGTTTTCTCCATCAGCTTGCTTTTCTAATCTAAGTCTTGTTGTATAACTACTTGGCATAATTAATTACTTCCTTTTACTAATGTGTTATCGCCTCCAGCTGGTGAGGCATTGTTTCTCATATCATCCTGTCTTGTTCTTCTGGCTTCATTTAATAAGTCAGTAAAAGCCCGTTGGTAATCTTGTTCCCAAACTTGAGCAGCTGTATAATTCTTCATAAACATACAAGCTTCCTTCATACTAGCATAAAACAATGCATTAGAACAATATTCTGTAAAGAAATTCTCTTGATGCACAGAGGTGGCTGCTGTTGGTTGAACAATGTAGGATATTTCACAAGAATAGTTTTGATCTGGTGTAGGTGCAATAAGTAAATTATCAAAGCCAAAGTTAGCATAATACCGAGGGACTCCTGTGCTTGTTCGTTGTGGCCAGTAATCATTTAAATATTCATCAGTTTTTTGTAATAAATTAATACGTGTTCCATCGGTTTTTAATATATTTAAATTTTTAATTATTAACGTATCAAGAGGTTTAGTTATAAATGCATCGCCCGCAACTAAATTTGAATTTGCATATTGCACAACACCATACGAATCTATTTCTCTTGTTAATCTTGCTTCAGCTCTTTCTATAAAAAAAGGTATATCAGTTACAAACTCTGCACTAACATCTTCGGTTGTTGTTTTAATTCTATCGACAAGTTGATTGTAAGTTATACTCATATTTTTTTAGCTTTCCACAGTTGATTGTTTTCAAATATTTTTGGTGACCATATACCCCTAAGTTGTGTTGACATATTCATTCGTACACCCGTTAAAACAAGATTACTGCTTCCACCTATGGTTGTTGCTCCTAATCCTGTAGATAGCACAGGATTAAAGTTTACCACTCCACCCATGGCTGCATGTATACTACATTGATAGTATAATGTAGTTGGACCATTATTCGCAACAAATATTTGTGTATAAGCTCCATCATTACCTGGAGTTCCTACAGTTTGTACGCCAGTTGTATAAGATGTAGTTCTACCAGCGTCTAAATAAAACCGTAACGGATGTCCACTGTTTGAACTATCAGATTGATCAAATATAAATGTGTTTCTACCTTTTGCTAAATTAAGTCCGTATTGTTGTTTACCGTCAATAAAATATTTATTATTACCACCTACATTTACAACAGTTACTTTAAATGTTCGAGCTGTATAAAATACTGGATTAGCGCCAGCTTGAGGGTTCACACTGTTTACACTAAAAGAAGCGGATGTTCCTGTAACTGGAACTGACGGTCCTCTTTCTACAGTTATGACTCCTGTGTTAAATAACGATGATACACCTGTTAATGTAACATTAGAATTTGCTGCAATGCCTAGTGAACCGAGAGCAAAGTTTGTAGCAACTCCTACAGCATTAACTTGTTGTATTAAACCTATTGAAACATTATTTACACTAAAACTAGAACTAACACCAGTTAATGTCGTGTTTGAATCTGCTAATATATTTGGTGTTCCTGATGCTGATATAAGGCTAACACCCGTGGGGAAAGCCGAACCCTGCACGTCGATTTCACTATTTCTGACTGTAAATGATGCACTTGTGCCTGTAACAGTAACCGATCGATCTACGATGTTACGGTTCCATGCACCTGAGTTCCAAGTATTTCTACTGTATCCACTGGTAATCACAGTCATAACTGATTACCTATGGATTACGATAATGTGATAATAGCAGTAGATGCAGCAGCAGCTGGGAATGAAATAGTGAACGTACCGTTAGTGGACGTTTTATCAGACCCAAAGTCTAATACAGCAATAGCTTTATTACTATTAGTTGAATTATATATTAACGCTCCTCTAGCCGAAAATGTTGTACTTGTAAAAGATATATCAGCAAAGTCTATAATTGCAGTTCCACTAGTAGCAGTTTCGCCACCGAGTGAAATAGTCACACCAGTTAGTGTGCCCCCACCAGGAGCATACCCACCACTTGATGCCACTTCATTAGAAGATGAGAATACAGATGTACCCGCAGATAATGAAGCTAAACTTGTGAATAAAGCTATCTTTAAGGTATCAGTTTTAATCTGATGCCCTTCTTGTAAAACATCTCTTTTAAAAGAATTACATACAGCTTGTGTAATGGCCATTTTTAGTTACCTCTCTTTGTAAATGTTGAATCATCAGGACTCCATCCAGCATCGCCAGTTGTAGCTAGTGCGACTTCCGGACGTGCGTCCCTCAAGTTTTCATCGTCATCAATCCTTGGAGTTTTGTTCTGCGGGTGATCTAATATATTATATCGACCATCCGTTTCCGAAGCTCCAACAACCAACCCCGTCGGCTCTTTGACTCTTTCAGAATATTTAAATCTAAATCCTGATCGGTCGCAGATAAAGTATGCATACTTACCTTTTGCCATTATAACCTAAACGATGGCTTAATCAAAAGACTA